CTCATCAGCCCGTACCAACTCCGCGAACTTCTCAACATCAAGCCCATCGGCAAGGTTCACTGATTCGTTGTACATCTTTATATGCTTCATCTTTGTTTCCATGTAGGCCTTGATCCTTGATTCGTCGTCCTTGTCTCTCATTCTTCGCCACCTGTTTCGAGGAAGTCGATCAAGCGATTGATGTACCACCGTGCCTTTTTGTAGTCTTCGATGGCGTCTTCTTTAAAGGGGCCACGGGAGAGGTATTTCAGTGTGGTCAGGCGCAGGTGTCCGGCGAACTCCTCGGGGGAGCTCTTGGCCTGCATGAAGTCGATGGTCTCGATGCCGCCCACGGTGTAGTGTGGGGGGTGGTCGATGGTGCTGGGTTGGGGTTTTGGGTTGCGGACGATTTTTTTCATCAGAAGAGCTCCTTGTGGGTGGGGGAAGTGGTGGTGGTTACAACAGTGCCGTCGGGAGTGACGCGTAATTCTGGTCCTTCTGGCTCATCCGGGACTTCTTCCGGAAATAGGCGGTCAAAATGGACAATTCCGCCTCCGTCTTGAACGGCCAGTTCATCCTCTCCCAGGACAGGCCACTCGGGTGGTTCTGTGCACTGGTCGATGGCCTCGGATAGCAAATCGGAAACAGCCCACAGTGCGTATTCGGTGTCTTCTCTTGAGTCATTACCCGCCCCTATGTTCTCCATGACAACGCGGACGATGCCGCGCGCTTTGCAAAGCCGTGTTTCAAGGTCCATCATCAGTGTGCTCATTTGATATGCCTCCTTAAGAAGTTATAGACGCGGTCCTTGAGCCGTGGGCTGTCGGCCTTGGTCTGGATGACCTCGCGCAGATAGTCGTTGCCGTCAAAGGCGCGGCCGGTGCGTTCTAAAAGGACGCGGCGCACTTCGGCTGCCTCTTGTAGGGCCTTGTCGCGCTCTTGACGGTAGCGGTCGGCCACCTCTTGCCAGTACAGGGCGTTGGCGCGCAGGGTGGCCTCTTTAAGTGGCATCATGTGTGGGCTCCTTTTTCATGGAAGAAAAGAGCTCTTTGTTGGACTTGGCCCAGGCCTCGCCCATGCTCTCGACGCCGACGATGTGGCCATCGCGAAAGGCGGTGAGGACCATGCGGATGATGTTGCGCTTCTCCGTGCTGTCCAGTTTGTAAATGTCTATGGCCTCTTCGAGCTCTGTTTCTACGGACTGCATCGTGGGCCATGCGGGTAGGTTAGGTGTGGTCATGATTAATTCCTTTCTGAAAGTATTTCGTCTTCTAGGTTAATGATCTGTGAGTCGTCCATGAATCGCAGAAGGTTTGCACTGTTTTTGCCGGACCCCCCGATAGGCTGGACCTTGATGATGTCCACCTGTTCGGGAAAGCCGTTCTCGGCGGGCTCAATGGCGTACTGAACTACTACATCAAGCGTCAGCTGTGTGTGGATCGTGGGCATTGACATCCTTTCTGCTGTATCGAGTGAAGCAACTATACCAAGACACTACCGGTAGTGCAAGCGGGGCGATGAAAAAAAGGCGGCCTGCTCCAAAGAGGGGGGTGAGCAGGCCGCAAGGGGCCCCTGTAGACCCCGCAGGAGACTCCACACTGTCAACGATGTGGAGCAAGGTCATTATGCGGCCTGCCCCCAAGAAGGGCCAATCTCAACATCCACCTTTGAAGGGACTTCCAAGTCAACGGCGGTACGCATCACTTCTGACGCCTCAAGGGCCTCTTCTCTGGAGTAGACTGACAGGGCGATTTCGTCGTGAACCTGCAACAGAAGATTGAATCCCGCCTTATGAAGAGCGATCATTCCGGCCTTTGTCTGGTCAGCAGCCGAGCCTTGAATAAGGCGATTCAGTCCTTTGTAAGTGAACGCTCGCTTAATCGAACGACCGTATTCTATAACGGCCTGCTCATACGGCAGGGCCTTGTTTACGCCCCATTGCGTGGGCTCCCAGAGCGGGAAGCGGCACTTACGGCCAAGCAAGGTTCGGATTGATCCGCCGGAGGCGGGGTGCTCGATGCGCTTTTGGACGGCGTCCACTGTGCCGCGCAGGAAGGGGACCTTGGTGTGGAAGTTCTGAATAAGCTCGGCCGCTTCCTCTAGGGGAAGGTCAAGCTCGTTGGCAAGCTTATTTTTGCCCATGCCGTACATGAGTCCAAGACCAATGGTCTTGGCCTGCTTGCGTTTAATCCCGGCCATGTCCGCAACCATCTGATGGAAGTCCGTATCAGGATTTTCCCTATAGGCCTCTGCCATCTTCTCCGCCCCCGGCAAGTCTAAAAGCGCAGAGTAATGGACCAAGAGCCGTGGTTCTTGAGACGAGAAGTCACAAGCTGCCCACATGTTCTCTGCTTCTGGTAAGAACAGCCCACGGACCATGGGACCGATGACCTCATGCCGTGCAGGGACCTGCTGAAGGTTTGGGTTGGCCATGGACAGTCGTCCTGTGACCGTGCCGCCTTCATCAGAACGCAGCTGGTTGACGTGGGGGTGGATGCGGCCGTCGGCGGCGGAGAAGTCCAGATAGGGCTGCAGGAACGTGCCGTGGGTCTTGTTCAGTTCACGTGCTTCGATGATGAGCTTGGCAATGGGGTGTTCGTGGTTCTGGAGGAATGACCGGGTGAAGCTGGGCAGTCCTGTGTTGCTCTTTGGGTAGGGAAGTTTGAGCTTGTCAAAGGCAATGGCGATGCTTGCAGCGGCCCAGATCTCAACCGAGGATCCTGTTAATTTCTTCAACTCGCGCTGTAGTGTCTCTTCGCGCTCTTGCATCTGCACGATGAGGGTCTTGGCGCGGTCGCGGTCAAAGCGGATGCCGCGCTTGGTGAGGTTGATGAGAATGGGCAGGAGCTCTGTTTCGAGGTCAAAGATCGACTCGATGTTTTCCTTGCGCAGCACAGTCTGGAAGTGTTGCCAGAGCTTTAGCGTGAGCGCGGCGTCTTGCTCGGCGTAGTCACCAACAAACATCGCGGGAAGCTTCCAGAGCTCCTTTTTGGCGTGGACGTTAAAGTCACTGGCGGCATCTTTTAGGGCCTGCTCGGACTTGATCTCTTTGAGATAGTCAAAGCCCAGGGCGTTGAGGCTGTAAGAGAAGCGGTTCTCATCGATCAGCGGGGCCGCGATCATTGTGTCCAGGATTCGACCCTTAATCTCATATCCGTGGGCCATGAGCCACCCGCAATCGTAAGCTGCATTGTGCATAACTTTGTCAGCGGGAAGCAGAAGAACTCGTCTGATGAAGCGCTCAACGAGCCCCTGGTCAAGATTCCCTCCACCTTGATGTCTAACAGGGAAGTATCCGGTCCATCCGTCAACAGCGATGGCGTAACCAACAATGTAGCCATCGTTTCTTGGCCATCCGGGGCCGTATTTCTCCATGTTAGGGTCACATGTTTCGAGGTCAATTGCGATCTCCTTAGCGTCCGATAGGTCTGGGAATTTGTCCGGGGGGACCCACTCTGTCTGGCGTGGGAACAGAGGTAATGTCATAAGGTAAAGCCTCTTGAATAGGTTTCGGGTTCGACGATATGCAATTCTCTTTTTGCTCTGGTTAGGCCCACATAGAGCAGTCGGCGCATGTCATCGGGATTCTTTTGCAGTTCTTCCATGAACCGTGCTGAGAGGTCCAAGCGCAGTAGGACATTGTCCGCCTCCCCGCCTTTTGCCGCGTGGACCGTGGACAGTTTTACGGGGGCCTCGCCTGTTAGGCGCACCCCACGCCTAAGAAGAGCGATGATGTAGTTGCGCTTATCCTCGGCGATCTTGGTCAGGGCCTCGTGCCAGATGACATCGGTCAGTAGGCCGTGGTGGTCTTTAAGCTTTTGCAGGGTGTAGAGAGCCTCGGGATCACCGTCTTTAAAGGACTTATTGCCGCGTTTGACAAACTCCGTGCCGAGGTGTTTGTAGACCAGCGCCACGGTCGCGTAGTCCACCTCCTTGCCCTTGCGCAGGTTCTCCCATCCGATGACGGCGCGCACGATGGTCTCAGAAACGCTGCGATGGCCGTTGCGCTCGAAGAGAACGCCTTGGTCCAAGAGCCAGCCGTGGATGGGCGTGAGGTAGTAGTTCGTGAAGGCAAGGATGAGCCAGTTGCCCTTGGTCACGTCCACGTCACTAAAGCGGTTGTACCAAAAGAGCGAGCCTTCAAATCCTTCCTTTGGTCGCCATGTCTTTGGCTGTCTAATGCGTATCCGGTCGGATACTTCGTTGGCAAGATCGTGAATGACCGGTGGGACGCGATAGGACTGGTCAAGGATGATGTTCTCTCCTGGCAGCGAGAGGAAGG